CATCGCCGAAATAATCTTTGTGTTTGATTTTTAAATCTTTATATTCAGCTTCGTCGAGTAGTGCTGTTTCAGTTGGCTCTACTAGAGGCGATTCAGAGTCTTCATCAATGCCCCTAATTCTAAAAGATGTTTCGGCTAATCCTAATGCCTTAACATCAGTTGCAAGCTCTGGAGCTGTAACAGGATAATCGCAAATAACTTCAAATACATGAACTTCTGTATTTGGATGATTTGGAAAATCTAAAGGCAATGCTTGAATAGGAGTAGTTGAGATCTTTGTTAATTTAGAGACTCCGCATCGACCCAAACTTGTTTTTAAGTTTTCCTGAAACGATTCTGGCAGTTCGCCTGCTACTTTAATCTTAAAGTTATAGACTTTCTTACTTTCGGTGAGATATTCTTTAAAAGTTTTCATATGTATATTTATTCTTTTTTGCCTAATTTCTTAAGTAGCTCATTTCGATCTAAAAGTACGTATCCTTGACCGTTAATAACATCATTTGGGTCTTCGTTGTTATCTTTGTCAATTTTATATTTCTTTAGCTGTATATCAATAGCTTTTAATTTTTTCTCAATTTTGTTAGATTTTGCTGTAATTGCATGGCCTAACATAGTTCCAGCAACTTCAAAAATTCGACCCGAATATCGAACTTCGACGTTCATTCCTAGGTCCATTAAGTCATCGTATGCTTGCTCTGCCTTGGTTGCTAGATTGTCTAATTCCGCTTCGTCTAGCTCATTAAGCTCTTGAATATCTGGTAATGTTTGGGTGATAGCTGTTACTGCTTCATACTGTTTATTTAAATCAGCAACTTCTGTAGCTTTTCTAATTGGTGTATTTTCGACTTCGGGCTTATTTTTTTCGTCCAAGTTAAAAAGGTCTTCTAGTTTCTTTGTCATACGAATACTTATCTACGTTTTGAGCCTTGATGAAAAATATCACCTTCATTGATTACGCGAAATCTAATACCTTGTTGTTTGCACCATGCAGTTGCAGCTTCCCATTTAGCCATATTCTTAACATATTGCTGTTGGTTATATTGACTTTTTCCTACTTTTTCTAATACTGTTTGACTTTCGGGTTTTACTTCAACAACTTCTGCATGTTTACTACCATTTTTATCAACATAGCATATAAAGAAATCAGGAACATAAATTGTATAGTTTCCTGTTAATGGATCACGATAAGGTATCTGTATACTTTCACTAGCCCAACTTTGAACCCCCGGATGCTCGTCTAGCATTTTCATGAATACAAATTCCCAACTGCTGCGAGCCAAGGGAACTTTTTTCCCAACATACTTGCTGGGATTTTTAACTTCAAATCTACCTTGTGCAAATTTAGCCATTATGCGTAGATGTTTCTAGTTTGGTTTTCTTTTTCAACACTTTTAACTTTAAATCCCAATGTACTACTAGGACCTCGATTGTTGTTTAAAATTTCACCAACTAGGGCACTTAACTGAATTCCGGTGAGCACCTTAAGAGTATCTAAAATTTGAAATACTGGTATCTTATCAGTCTTTGCCTGCTTGAGCAAAATTAATGCAGTAGACTGTGCAGCATCTTTATCAAATCCCTTTGATGTAAAAAATCCAGTAGTTGCATCAACGTCATTGGCTGTAAATTCTAAAGGATTTTTACTATATGTATCAAAAAATAGTTTTGTTCCTGCTCCACTGTCTTCAACGGTTGGGATTGGTAAACTAGTTGTCATATTATACTCCCGAACCCGGTATCATTGTTTTTTGTGTTGCTTCTGTAGCAGCGTTGCCGCCGTTATTTTTTGGAAAGGCTGCACCTACTAATCCGCCAACAGTATTTACTATGCCGCCAATTGCTGCTGGGCTAGTTAACAATCCTGTAAGTTCAGCTTTAAGACTGGCACCACTTAATTTTCCAATATTCTTTGCTGTATTAACTGCTTTAATTGCGGTGCTTAAGAAAGATCCTGGGCTACTAAATGCAGACCCACCAGCTACATCTCCAAAGATACTTTCTAAACCATCTAACACTCCACCTTCGCCTACAAGATTAGCAACACCGCCGCCTGCTACTGTTAACGGACTAGGAACCGAATCATAATATAGTGTTGCAAATCCTTTGGGAGTGTCGGGTTTTACTTCACCTGATGAATAAGTCACTGACTCATATTCAATGTTCATTGACATTTCGTTAAAATCGTTTGATGTATAATCGCTGGCACCGTGTCCCCAAGTAGTTACCCTAGGATTAATTAATGTATAACCTTGAAATCTTCTACGACTCATAGTGTAGATGCTAATGGATTTAAAGAAGTCGTCAGCACGACCTGCTTTATCTAATCCATATCTAAAGTTATCTCTAGATTCGCCACCGGGTCTTAAGTTTGTTTTTGAAAATGCACCTTCTGGATTTAATCGATCTTGAACATATGAACTCATATATAATGCCCACATGGCATTCATAATACCTGCACTATCATCTCTAAATACCATCGATAAAGGTTCGTAGGTAAAGTTCTTGTAAATTATTTTTTTTCTATTGTATTGATTTTTAGTAACTGTCTCAAACTTAAACTTAGGCAAGTCTGTACTCTTAATAAGATATCCTACTTCGTCGGCATGTTTATTAGTAAATGTCCCTGAGCTTATTACATGTTTGTTTAGTTCAAACTTAACATAGAACATAAACTTAGTTCTAGGTGCTAGTCTGTAAGAATTAGGTATGAATATTTTAGAGGCGTGGCGCCAGTCTGCTAACCCGCCTTTTGGAGTTGTTAGGCCACTGCCAACGCCTTTGAGAAATCTAGTAAAATAGGACATACAATATTTATGTCACAAAAAAACCCAAGATTATCTTGGGTTTTTCTGAGTAGTTGTAAATTAACTACGACCAGTTACCGCTTCACCGATTGTTCTACCAACTAGCGCACCAATACCACGCTCAACTCCTGTGCCATTTGCACCGGCGAATTGAATAGCATTGTCATAAGTGATAGAAAGTGCAACTGTCATTGGCTCGTTGGTGCCGTAGTTAGCATCACCGTAGTCTGCACTCTTTAAGAAGCAACCATATAGTTCCCACTTTTCTAGTACGCTTGGTTCTAGAGCACCGTTACCACCATCTAATACTTCGATGTTAGTTTGGAACTTATAATCAATACCAGAACGTGCAGAAGCCTGTTCCATGAAATCGTATTGCTTCTGGATCTGTTGTCCTACTAATTTTTGGATTTGACCGTTTGCGTCATCTCTTAAATTCATAGTGATGTCTTCCCACGAAGGCTTGCCAGCTAGCTTGATCTTTGAGTTATAAATCTCAATTGGCATTTCTTCGAAAGTTACAACTGGTCTTTTTACATCCACTACTTGCTTTGTTAGCTCAGTACTAGATTCAACACCAAAGCCTAATAGTATCACCCTAAAGCGATACTTTAGTTTAGGCATTAGTAAAGCGGTACCGGAGTTACCGTTACTTGGCGGAATCGAAATTCTGTTTAATGAAGTTAGTGCCATTTAATTAAATCTCCCCTGTGTTCTTAACACGCAATGGAATGTAGATGAATTCAACTGCTTTAGTTGGTTCAATCGCAATGTCTACATACAATTCATTACGATCAATTCTAGCGTTAGTATTATTAGACTCATCACATACAACTGCAAAGTCATACAATGCTCTTAAACCTACCAATTCTAGCAATAGACTTTCTACTGCGCCTCTGATTTCGTCGCGTGTAATTTTATCGTTTGGTTCAAAGATATAAGGACGAGCTAGTTTATTCAACTGACTGCGTAGATATACTACTAAACGAGCTACGTTAATACGATCTAATGCGCTGGCATTTTTTGCACGAGTCTTTTGACCGTATGCAACTAATCCTACACCAACAAAGAACGGAATTGGATTAACTTTTAAGTCATACAATGTATCACGCTGTCCTTCGTTTAATGCAACTGATTGGAACTCACCAGTTAGTGCATCAATGTAACCAACTGCTGTAGCGTTAGTAATACCACCACGTCTTGTACCTGCTGGTGCAAACCATGGATAGCTAACTTGGTCGCTTAGAGCAATTGTACGCAACATCATGTGTGATGCTGGAACAACAGCATTAGCGCCGCCTAGGTCAGTGGTAAATCCGTTTGGATAGTACACTGCTGCATACTCGTCGTAGCTGACAATTCCTGTATCGCCATTATCTAGGGCAGCATTTGCATTAGTACCCCATGCTAATAACGATGTAGAATCACTTCTTAAACGTAGTGGGCTATCGCCAATTACGAATGCTGTCATACCGCGATCTAAGTTTAGACCAATCAAGTTCTGCATTGCTTCTGGGTAACCAGGGCAAGCAATCAAGTTAAAGTTTCTGCGTTCTTCGTCACGAGCTTCTTCACTTGTGTCAATTGCGCTCTTTAATTTCTGTATAACTAACGCACGTTGAGCCTTGCGTCCGAAGCTACCTGAGCCGTCTTCGTTGTTTGGTGAAGCTGTAACCCAACGATCAGTTTCGTATGAGCTTTGGCCGTCGCCAGTTACTGGTGTATTGCCTGCATCGTTATAAAGAGCTTCATAACGTGTATTCTTTGCTGCTGTGTCAATGTAGTTGTTATTATAACGCTTAACGTTACCACCACTTCTACGTAGATTCCATAGTAACATACCTTTAGGGTATAGTACTGGATCTGGACAATCAAAGTCAACAAAGTTAGATGCTAGTAACTCTTTAATAGTGGCTTCTGTGTTGCTTGTAGCACCAGAAGATCCATAACGTGCATCAGCAAATAAAACACCTTCTTCTGTAGTTTGATCTGTTTTATCAACAAGGATCCATTTCTCAGAAACAGATGCTCCGCCATCAGGATTAAACTTATAGATACTTGGGAAATTTTCTAAATCAGCAGTGCTGACCCAAATATCACCCTCAACTAGCGTATTTCCATCGCTTTGTTTTGTTGGCATAGTAGCTGCAACAATTGGACCATTAACGTCTGTGCTGGTGTATGGGCTTGATGCATCTTTGTAACCTACCCAAATTTCACCGTTGTGAACTAACAAGTCAATTTCACCGTAGTTAGTATTGTACCATAGTTGTCCATCACTTGGTTCAGCTAGTGGTTCATTAGATGTTGCATTAAATGCATCAGTTGCTAATGGAATCCAGTTTGTAATAACATAGTAGTCTGTTGATGTTGATGAAAAAGCATTAGCATCATAGAAGTTAGCAGTACCTTCGCCTGTTGATAAACTTGACATTGTAAAAATAGCGCCAATTGGATCTGGATATGTAGCATGTGAAGCAATTCTAATATCGCCACCTGCTTTGTGTGTAATCTTTAATTGATTAGTTGCAGTTACTTCTGCAACAACATGTACAAATCCCGCTGCATTGATAGCAGATGCAAGTCTATTAGCTGTAACAATTCCGCTACCTTCAGCACTTGCAGTTCCTAAAAATTCAACATCAGTATAACCGCTAAGTTCTAAACTTCCTGCTAATGTTTCTGCTAGTTTGAAACCGTAATTTGCAGATGTAAATTCATCATCAACAATTACAGCAGAAGTAGCACTAGTTGTTCCGGACGCTTTCTTTTTCCATACCTTAAATGTAGCTGTTGCATCTTGTCCTAGTTCTTCATTAGAATTTGATTGAACAAATAAACTATCAGCAGCAATATTAACACCGCCGCCTGAGCGATCTAGATAATATAGAGCTGCTGCTGTAGTTGCATAAATTGGAGCACTGTACTCGAGCCATGTTTTAGTTGCAGAGTTCCAACGCTTAACAATCCAACGAGCACCGTAATTTGGCTCAGTTGACTTGACCCATACAGAGCCTGTAGGACGAGGAGTTGTGCTACTTGATTTCCAAGTAGGAACATTTGTATGTGGGGTTTGTTGTAATGATGGAGGATAGTAATCGCCGACTGTAATAGCCAGTGCTGTTAATACTCCAGCATCACCACTAACAGCTAAAATACCTTTAGAAACTGCTGATGAATCTCCAGCGGATGAATCTTCACCGTCTGTATAAATTTGTAAACCACCACCAACTGCTCTAGCACTAATACCCTGTGCTGCACACACAGAATTAATAGCAGCAGCTAATGTTGCTCTAGTTACAGCAGCACCGACAGTAACAGGAGTGCCATTTAAGCGTAAAATTCCGCTAGGAAGCGTAGTTGTTGTAGTACTTGATAATGTTGGCCAGCTTGCTTTCCATGCTGGACTACCAACCAATACCCATGTGCCGGGAGCTGTTAAGCCATCGTTAATTGTATAGGTGTTACCAGCAGATTTAAACCATACTGTGGCATTTTCTCTACCTGCAGAATAAGTTCCAGTGCCTAAAACTGTTTGGAATACAACTGCATAATCACCAATTGAACCAACTGAATCTCTTGGAGCATTAGCTGAAACTTTAGATTCGTCATCATCAGTTAATACTAGTGGAGTTTTAACTGAAAACTTTTGTCCGCCAGTAGTTGTTGCAGCAGCACCGTTCCACTCTTGGATACCCCATGATGTTGCTAATGTATCTACCCACCAAGCGCCATCTACTGGCTCTGCTCCCGGGGCGGTAGCCTGAGATACTAGTTCATCTAGATTAACATCTGCTCTCATAATAAAAGCAGAATTGCTAACGCCTAAAAAGCTGTATGCTGCTAATAGACCATATTCATTTCGCTCACTACCGTGAATCGGTGTTGAACTCGCTGTCTTTTCAAAGAACGGGACACCAAAGGTATCCACGAGTTCTCTTTGACTCGAAACTTTAAACACTTTGCCTGCGTTGGCTTGTGTCGTTCCAGCCGCAGTGCCTGTGCCTGCTGCATTGGATTTATTTTCTGCGGTTGAAATTACGATCAACGGAGTTGTACCAGGTTCTGCTGGTGTATAAAAACTCTCGTCAATTACCGTAACTTGTACGCCTGGTGATGTTAGTGCCATTCCCTGATCTCCTGGTAATAGTTTGCTCAATGTATTTAGCGGCTACGACTAAAATCGGCTTGTTATACCGCCAGTAAAAGGGAAAGAAAAGGCTTAAATAAAAATATGAGACCCCTTTGTAAGTGCGGATACCGCCCTAGAGCAGTAAATTATAAGAAAAACGGAAAAATTTATTACCGATCTTGTTGTGAAATATGCTTGGCTAACGGTATGTACCACGGAATCCCTAGATGGACTAGATCCGGATACAAGATTAAAAATCAGTGCGATAAGTGCGGGTTTAAAAGCCCGCACCAAGAAGTTTTTAGAGTATTTCATGTAGACGGCAATCTTGACAACTGCCGTGCTACAAATTTAAAAACGGTATGCTGTAACTGTACTCAACTACTAAGCAAAGAGGGCATTGTTTGGCGTCAGGGTGATCTCGTCGCTGACTATTAGTGCTGCTGACTGCTTGTATAAGTCATCAATAGATCCATTATTATCTAAAATTACATCAAAATTTGTTCCAACCCAGGCAGTTTCGCTGGCATGTATTTTGCGCATTTTTAATTCCTGGACTGCATAGTTATGTCCTAGATTTGCATTAACTGCAATATCATACCAGTCTGGCAATATTCCTCGTTGAACCCAAACAATTTTGCCGCCAGCATCTTTAATGGCTTGTATTTCATTGGGGAATCGACAATCACTAATTACTACGCTATCCTTACTAGTTCGAAGTTTATTTTCTAAACTAGCAATCCAGATATCGTCGTGAAAAGATTTGCGGCATACTTCAGTACCCCAATATTGTAATACCCATCTAGGAGTTAATGTAGGCATGTCTAATCTATGTGCCCACCAAGGATCGACCTGTTCACGCCATTCACGGGCTTCTTTTGTTCGCCCTTCTAGCATAGTTCTATCCCAGCCGAATACGGCTGCTACAGCATCTTTTAATGTAGATGCAAAACTTTCTCTTCTAAATTCATGGAAATTTTGTAGATAGTCAGCTACTGTATCTTTACCGCTACCTATGAATCCGCAGACTCCAATAATCATAATATATCCTCACTAGATATAGTTTAAATGATTATGGCTTAAAGGTCAACAGTTAATTATCCAATTACAAAAGTATATCCGGTGCCACCGGGGATATATGTTTCTAATTCCTTGGTTAATCTTTCAATGTCTGCAACTGCTTCAGATTTCATTGCGGCACCATTTAGACTACTGCCGCCCTGCGGTCCTGCAATTTGTGCAAACTTTTCACGAGCTTGCCCTAGCATCATCTTACAATTAGCTAGTGAGTAATCTTTGATCCACTGCCCTGCATATGTATCTTCAATGATAGCAAAGTCTGGTTTAGTATTGTAAACCCAAAGCATAACTTCTTCATCACCCCTAGGACGTTGTTGAATCATTAGTTTACGACTTTGTGGTTGCCATGTAAAATTAATAAAACTTCCAAACATTTTGCCTACTAATTCTTGATATTGACTGAACAGTTCGTATGTTAGTAGGCCGCCCATGTTAGTTGAACTTAACAAGTAGGTATTTGTATAGGCCATGTTGAATGGTTCAAACACTGTACCACCACTGCCATTTCCGCTTCTACTACCCACACTACGTCTAAAGATTTGACGTACTTGTTGTATTTCTTTGGGAAGTATGTATTCATTTTTATCAGCAGCCAGTGTTAAAAATGCATAGCTTTCTTCTACAGCATTATCACTACGTTGGCGAAATACTGCTAGAGAACGATCTAGTGCTGTTTGATAATGCACGGGATCTAGTTCTACATCAATCATGCCATCGCCTAGCATGGTTTTACAGTAGTTGTATACAGTTTGTCTGGATTGATCAATTTGGCTCATGCTAGTATTTATGCGGTAAATACATTACTATGCCAAGACTCTCTCTTTATAGGCCCGAAAAGGGCAACGACTACAAATTTATAGATAAATCCATTTGGGAAATGTTCCAGATTGGCGGTACTGACACGCTTGTCCACAAATATTTAGGGCCTGGATCATCTGTACAAGGTGCTACTCCGAGTACACCTGTATATAATACTACCAGTCCTACACAAATTCAAGATTTACTATTTTTAGAAAATCGTGACAGAAAATATGATCCAGATATCTATCAACTTCGAGGAGTTTATAGTCTAACAGACATGGACTTTAATCTAAGTCAATTTGGATTATTTTTACAAAATGATACTGTTTTCATCACATTCCATATTAATGATACCATAGAAAAACTTGGTCGTAAGATTATAGCTGGTGATGTTATTGAGTTACCTCACTTGAAAGACGAGTATGCTCTTAACGATTTTCAATTTGCTCTAAAGCGATTCTATGTAGTAGAAGAAGTTAATCGTGCAGCAGAAGGATTTTCAGTAACTTGGTACCCGCATTTATATCGTGCCAAGTGCAAACCTCTAGTTGATAGTCAAGAGTTTAAAGAGATTCTTGATGGTGTTGCAGACGCTGATGGAATTACTGGAGATACAACTACTACGTTAAGAGACATTATGTCAACGTATGAAAAGGAAATGCAGATTACATCAGCGGTTCTCGAGCAGGCAGAAGCAGATGTATTGCGTAGCGGTTATGATACCACACGTCACTACATGCTGCAAAAAGATGAAAACGGTCTAGTAGAAGTAGTAACTGTAGATTCAACAACCTTAGATGCCAGTGTCCAGACTCAGGCGACAGATGCTGATGGTAATTTATTGTTTGATAACAACGGTGCTCCGGTATACGTAGGATCTACAGCATCAACAATTTATCAAAGTCCAAGCTACGATGGTCCTAGTATCGGAGACGGTGACGGCATTCCGCCAAACGGCGCTGCGTTTACTGCTGGTATATCATTCCCATTACAACCAGTTGTTGGACAATATCATTTAAGAACTGATTATCTACCAAAGAGACTATTTAGATTTGGTGGGTCACGATGGATTAAAGTAGAAGATGTAACTCGAATGACCATGAGCAATTTGGGCAACGAAGATGTTGTAGCAGGTGGATCGCCTAATGATATGTTCTTGGGCAAGGATGTTAGATTAACACACAAAACATCGTTTATTAACAATGATAAAGTTAATACTATCAACGGTAAACAGATTAAAGAAAAACAGAGCTTATCGAAAGCTCTTAGACCAGAGGCAGATCAATAATGGATTTTTTCTACGACGGACAAATAAGACGATATGTTACACAGTTCATGCGAGTGTTCATAGGATTTAAATATAAAACAGGTGACGGCACTTTGCGCCATGTACCGGTTATGTACGGAGATATGACTAGACAAGTAGCTAGTATTATTAAAGAAAATTCTGAGAATAAGTTAGCCACTGTTCCGAAGATAGCATGCTACATCAGCGGTTTAGAAATGGATACTAGTAGATTAGCAGATGCTAGTTTTGTTAGTAAATTAAACATAAGAGAACGTGCTTGGGGGGAGGATGTCAACGGAAACATCGAATACAAAAATGTACAAGGTGGTGGATACACTGTTGAGCGATTAATGCCTACTCCGTTTAAGTTGACAATGAAAGCAGATATCTGGACCAGTAACACTGATCAGAAATTACAACTAACTGAACAAATTTTAGTATTGTTCAATCCTAGTTTAGAAATTCAAACCACTGACAACTATATCGACTGGACTAGTCTTAGCGTTATAGATTTATCATCTGTAAATTTTAGTTCTAGAACAATACCAATGGGCACTGAAAGTGATATTGATATCTGTAGTTTAGAATTTAAGATGCCAATATATATTAGCCCTCCGTCGAAAGTTAAAAAACTTGGTGTTATTAGAAATTTAGTTATGAACGTTTTTAGTGAATCTGGGGATGTTTTAAATCTAGACAGTTTAGTCTACGGCGGCGATCCCACAGCTAAATTACCGCAAGTAGAAGGTAACTGGCGTGTATTATTGTTAAAAAGCAATAACGGTGAAGCAAATGATTATGATTTATCAATTGTTAGTCCCGGAGAAGTAATAACATCTACAGGACTAACACCTCCTAGTAAAGCTGGTGAGAGAATAAACTGGACAAAAATATTAGAAATCTACGGTGGATACATTGGTGGTATCAGTAAAATTTATTTCTTACAACCAGACGGTAATGAAATTGGTGGCACATTTATTGTTAATGAAGTTGATCCGACATATATGTTAGTAACTATTGAAGACAAGCCTTCTAATACTATAATAATTAGTGGGGTATATCCCAACGGAAAAACAACTATAGATGCCATTGTTGATCCTTACAAGTTTAATCCCAAGCGTCCAAATAAAGAAGCCTCTGATCAAACTATTGTTATCGGTACTAGGTACTTAGTATTGGATGACATTAATAATAGTACCAATGTTAGCACTACTATCGATTCTCCTCCGTATTACAATTACGATGGTCCCGATGCTTGGAAAAATCTAAATAGTTCCGATCCAGTTATACCTGCTAATAGCATTATTGAATGGAACGGTAGCGCATGGATTAATTTATTACCCTTGTGGGCAATATCTTCTAGTATTAGCAACACTGTAGTATACAGTCAAGGACAGATTATTGTAGCAGATGGTGTTACTTATAGAGTTCTAGCAGATATTACTGAGACTGAGAATACTGTAATTCCGGAAGAAAATCTAAAACTTGAAATAACAAGTGTAGTATTTCAAAATTTAAAAACTGGAATACAGTATCGCTGGGACGCATCGGGACAATGGTACAAGAGTTTTGAAGGTGAGTACGCATCAGGATTTTGGCGTCTTGAATTAGATCCAGCATAAGTATGTGCATGCAGAAGCGTGCCGGACTACTTTTCTTTTCAACAAACACAGGTCGTGTTCTTTTGGTGTTAGAAGACACCAAATGGACTGTGCCTACTTTTCCTAGGTTGGATAATCTATTAAAAGATGCTCATCCGTTAATAGATTCATATTATGGAAAACCGGCAAGAGTATTACCTATAGAACTTTATCTATCAGAAGATAAAGGATTTGAATACGGCACATATGTATGCTTAGTCAAAGATGAGTTTTTAACCACAGTCTCGTCTACTATCTCATGGGGCAGTTTAAATAACTTGCCCAAACAACTGCATACTGGATTAAAAAATACATTGAATAATCCTATTATAAGAACTAAATTAGATACAATTTTGGAGTTAGAAAATGCTGCCATCGATTAGCCAAAACGAACGATTCAAATCCGACTGCACAAGATATAGAGAAGCAATCGAGCATGCCACTGAGCCGCAGATAAAAGACGCAATATCTAATTTGCTAAAAAAATTAATTTCTGAAGCAAATAGAATTGATCAATTCTACAACGAGTTATCAACCGGTGCCGGGATGCCTTCGCATATTGAAGAATCTAGATCATCCCTTACTAGTATTAGACAAGAATTAGAGAGGACTGTTACCTCTCTAAAATCTTAAGCCTGCGCTTCGCCCCAACGTAGAATAATGTTAGCAACGGTAGCAGTACCACCTGTTTTATAAACGTTAATAGCAAGTACGTCCGGACCGTTTGGATAAGTTCCGCGTCCGCCTAATGTTGTATTAGTCAATTCTTTTAGATCGCTAAGATCTAAAGATGATGTTTCTCCCGGATTTGTAATAAACGAGAATACAGTTTCGCCCGGTAATGCAAATGGTGGTTGACCAAATGTAAACGTAATTGTTGAGCTGGCGTTAACAGTAGTATTTGAGTTTTGGTTAAAATAGACTAAGAATTCATTACCTGCGTTTCCGCCGATATAATCAGCAGGCCCGAATACTTGAGTTACACGAGTACCAGCTGGGAATTTACTATCGCTAACCTCAGTACCTACCTTAGCACCAATAGCGTTCCATGACGCTTGTGTAAAGTACAAATAGTTAGTTCTGGTTAAACTAATCGATGCTGCGGTTGTTGCTGTTGCTGTAGTCTGTACTATACCTGATGCCCAGTTTACAGAGCCGCCTGGAGCAATCTGAACAAAGCTCGGTTGTCCCCCTTGCGCTAGTCCTGCAATACCACTCCACGAAATATCTGCTGGATTTATAGGATAGTTTTGAGGATTTAATACTCCTTCGATAACAATACCACCTGTATTTGTTGCTACGGCATCTGAAGCAATTGCAATTTCTTTTAATAACAACTGAGCACGATTTAACAATTCACGCTCACCTAGATCACCAACAATCGCATTAGAAACACTAGGAGCCAGTCTAATTAAGAATGCTGTTTTCTTTGTAGTACTAACCTCGTTTCCAGTAGATGCATAGCTGAACAAATAGCCGCGATCCTGATCAAACTGTCCATCTGTTAATAGCGCACTACCCCAATGGCTAATAACTGGAGTAATTGTTGTACTGATTAATATAACGCCGGTATTAATAAGATGACTTGCTGCGACGCCTGCACTATATGTTCTGTTAGATCCACTTGCAAAATTCTGATAAGTTGAGCCTCTGCTACATCCAGTTAATGTATTACCAGACTTTCCTGTATAAGAAATCATCTCGTTGTCTATAATGATAGTGCCATCATTGGGGAAATAATAAGCATCGTATAATGGGATAGTTGTTTGACTACTAGTAATTGCTGAAATTAATCTGTCCCTAGCACTTTCATTAATAACTTCGTAACGCACTGGTAAGTTAGCTGTACGCATGTAAGCTTCTGTGTTTACGTTACTGTTACGAATTCTATGTAGGAAAATAAATTTACCGTCACTGCCACGTAGCATGAATTCGATAAAACCAGCAGCATACCATGTATACTGCATACCGATCATCTGCATTTTTGTAGGATCAATATTATAACCGCTTGGGCCAGTACCGTCACCTCTATCTAAATTCCAATCTTTCTGTGGTATAAGAGTGTCTTGAGTTAGGCAAAGTTTTGCCAATGTAGCATTTGTTACACCTCTATAATCAGGATTAATAGTAATTGAAGTATCACTAGTAACTTTGGTAACGACATGACTCATACCTTTTAATACTATTCTATCGCCTGCTTTTAGTTGATCTCGGAATCGAGTTCCTGTTCCCGTTACTAGATTAGAATCAACGTTTACTGAAGCAACCCCAGCTAATTGGAATGTACTTGAACGTTTGCCCAATGCCAATGTTTGTCCGTCGTACTGATAAAAAATACCGTTTTGTTCGTCAAACGGTCCAGAGCGAACAGTAGCACCGTGCCAGTATCTAACAGACATTTTTGGATCGTTACCTAAAGACGCAGTAAGGGAACTTAATGCTCTTAAACTTCTAACCTTAAAAGCACGTTCATTTACAATACTATCAACAACATATGTTCCATTATAGGATGCAGTTTGAAATCCAGTGACTTCTACAGTTCCACCAATTTGACATCCGTGATCAGTATCGTCTGTGGTAAATGTAATTAAACTATTAAGGGCCAGACTTTCAGCAGTACCACTTGCTAGACTATAGCTAGGCGCAAACAATGCACCAGTAGTATACATCATGCCTTTACCAGACTGATAACGAATATATTTTTTACTTTGACGAACTGCTTGAGCACCGTGTTGAGGACTACCTGTTCCTAATTGAACACCACCATCATATGGTCTGTGTACAAAGAAACTATCTGGTCTGGCATATATTACTCCTGATAACCCTAACTCACTAGTATCAACAGCTAGTTGTGCTCTAGCGACCCATCTAATTGTTGTTTCATTTGGTACGTCTGTTATTAAAAACGGACCAGCTGCAACTGCGTGATTATTTGCAGTTAGTGTAACAGCTGATACTGCGGTACCGTTGCCAACTATGGCCCACTTGTCAACGTTGTTTACTGTGGCTCCTGCGAGGGATCCCCAGTTAGCACTGGTCGAAAGTGTGCGTAGTGTCCATGTAACACCGTCATATGATGTTGCTATATTGTTAGTGCCGGTAGCTACTGCAACGAACAATCCGTTATAGAAACCAATAGACGACCATGTAGTCGATGCTGGCAATGCTCCGCCAGCGACCCATGCTAATCCAGTTGTAGAATATGCACTGGCTGTTCCACCGCTGGCGATCGCAACAAATCTAAAATTTCCGTATGCAATGCTAGACCATGTGGCAGATGATGGCAATACCCCAGTTGCTGTCCACGTTGTTCCGAGATCTAAAGTATAGTTTGCTGTTGTTCCACCGCTAGCAATGGCTACAAACATGTTAACACTGTTAATTGTTCCTCCTGCAACATCAGTCCAAGTGGTACTAGCTGACAGCGTACCGCCAGCTGTCCAGAGCTGGCCGCCATTTTCAGATCTAGATGCTGCATTACTACCGGATCGTACAGCTATAAAAACTCCACCGGAATATGCCACTGCTGTCCATGTACCACTACTTGATAGTGCTCCTCCGTTGGTCCAGCTAGTGCCGTTTGTTGAATAAGTTGTTGCAGTGCCGCCGCTAGCAACTGCTACAATATAGGTAGTTGCTCCAACAAGTCCGCTAGCAATTGAAGTCCAAGTAGCAGATTGAGATATCGTAAGCGGTGTCCAAGATGTTAAGTCTGTAGAACTTGCTCCAGCAGTGCCGCCGCTTTGAATAGCAATCCATTTTCCAAGGGCATATGTAACCCCAGTCCACGTTCCCGAACTCGATAATGTCACTGTACCTGCCGAAATAAATGCCGGTGGTGGGTTTGATGTAATATTTACTAAAATTCCAGAACCTGGTAACAGTCCGTGATTACTAGCAAATGTCGCCTGCAATGTTGGTATTGCTCCAACATTAATTGCAGTTAGTGAAGGCATACTAGTAGATGTTGCTTCACTAATTTCAACCACTGAATAGAAAGCTATTGTTCCACCTATAACTGCTGCACCCGAAGCTGACGCTGTAATGATTCCGCCTGTACCGTTTACTGAATTTACAATAACAACGGCATCGTTTGTGGTGTTAACACCACCTAATAGTGAACCTAATATCCGAATTCTAACATTTGGAATATATGCAGATCCTGAAGTTGTTGGGGTCACAATATATGCCCCGCCACTCCTTTGTATGGAGAATACTGCACTAGTTCCCGTTGGCGATTGATTAGTTCCTGACTGATTTGTAAACGTTTGATTACCAGTTATACCGGTTCCGCTTAATGTATATGTTACAACTCCCCCAACAACGTCAATTGTATCGATAGTAATAACTAAATCATTAGCTGTGGATGTTCCGCCTAATTGAGTTCCAAGAACTGTAACAGTTTCAGTTGGTAAGTACCCGGTACCAGCAACCTCAATGTTAATAGTGTATACCCCGGTGCCGTCTTCCCTTATAACTGAAGGTGTAAAATTTGTGCCGCCGACTGTAGTAGACGAATCGTAGGTTAAAAAAGCATATAGTCCATCGGTACTTACACCAGTACCCGACGATGTTACTGTAGATATTGCACCACCAACGCCGATCGATGATACCACAAGAGTAAGATTATTAGCGGGGGTTGCACCGCCAATATTAGCTCCTACTATTAAAATAGTATCACCTAACGCATAATTAGCACCGAGGTTTCCAGCATTTATAATAGCACTGTATGTGCCTCCCGACAGCGTAATATCAAAAGTTGCACCAGTTCCGATAGAATTAATATTTGTTCCAGATACTCCTGGATATGTTTGAGTATCTCCCTCTTTACCTACGGTCATTGCTCCTGAAAGTGAAATTGTGTTTCCAACAATGTTAGTAATAAACAACGATGTTCCTGTACCGTTATCTAAGGAGGCGCCTTCGATTACTCCAGAAATACTTGACAATGTAATTTCAGTTGCTCCAGCAGTAAATGCAGTATTAACAGAATTAGTAGTCATAAGTCCACCAGACCCAATAACACCCGTAACTTGACTACCTACAACTAGACCAAAACCAGATGCACTTGCTCCAATTGCTGGTGCAATGCCGGTAAACGAAACACTTGTAGATCCCGATGGCGTTATTCCCCGAGAGGTTATAGTCGATGTGACACCGTTGCTGTAGACACTTAGTGTCGGTGAGCCTATTGAAGCACCGGTATAAAATGCGGCTTTTCTTAGTTGTGTATAAGTTGTTGCAAGAATTTGTCCACTACTAGTTCCGACCTTTGCAGAAGCATAATAGGTAAAAGAAACATCGCTGGGTACAGAGAATATTAAAAATGAACCTTCTGCACGACTAAATCCATTAATAGTACTGGCCAATGCTTTGATAGTGACAGGCTGTCCTACAGTAAATCCATGTGGGCCCGTAGTTGTTACAGTAATTAATGAGTTACCTACTGATCCTGTAGTAACACTTGCATCAGTTGTTACCGTAGTAACTGGGGTATCTGATCCTGGAATTTCATATACCGCAGGATATCCTCTTTGTAGAGCAATTGCCTGCCACTTAGTAGGTTGTAGTCCATATTCAAAGTCAGCATCAAGCATGGCCTGCGGAGTCGATACACGCATACGTTCAATAGCATCTGTACCAAAGTCCCAAGGACGTATTGTTGTTACATCGTCTTCGACAAAAATTTGAATGTCATCAACTGACAACATTGTGCTAGTATCAACTAATAAATTTATAGTTGTAATACCGTCAGTTGTCTGAAGATATCTAGGAAAGTCTAAATCAGTTATTCCCCCAGTGCTGCCACCGCCCGAACTAGTTCCAAATTTGTAACTAAAATCAGCACCCAATGCTGGATCTGAAAAGTTATAGATAATTTCATTTTTTGTAGCATTTGTTACCAGTAATAATTCTGCTGCAGAATATTTTCCCTGCAATCTAATCTGTCCTACTCCCGGTACTGCTGCTGGTATTGCTGGAGTCCCGTTGGATATAACTCCGGTAATAACATCGATTAAACTACTGACTCTAGCAGCAGCGCCTAGTTCTCCGGTCGATGATGGTATAAAAACTTGGTCGTCAACTGATTGATAAAGAGTAGTTGGCGCAATATTTGTTAACACATAATTGTTAATCAATGTCTTAATAAATGCATGGGTAGCAAGTACTGGAGCCTTTGCGGCTGTTCCAATTTGAGGAATACCGTCAATCCAAAGATAATTAGCAACATTTCTAGTTTCAATATTTCCGCCATAGCGCAAATCGTGTAAGTATGCATTTAAATAATATCCCACGTCACGTTCGCATGTACTAGGATCGTATTGAAATCCTATATAAGGTGCTACGTTATTTGCTATGTTATAATTAATATATGCAATTTCTTCAGCAATAATAAAATCTATATTTGCTTGAATTAATGCGTAAGCCTTGGGAAACAAGTTAGCAGTCTTTGATAAGCCTGCTCTGAAAACATATTCTGATATTCTTTTCTTTGCCATTT